GCCGAGCGTTGCCCCGCCAAGCCGCGCCTGGCCAAGCCGCGCCTGCCACGCCGGGCCACACCAAGACGCGCCTAGCCATGCCTCACCTCGCACATCATGACCATACCTGCCTTATCACACCATACCGGCCAGAACCTGGCATCTCCGCACACGGCCTTGCCTGCCACGCCATACCTCGCCATGCCGGTCCACGCCCCGGCCATCCATGCCAGGCGTTGCCACGCCCCACATTGCCTGCCCAGCCTGGCCGAACCACACCAGACCTTGCCAACAATCCACTATGCAACCTTGCTAATCTTACGAGCCGCTGAGAACACTTCCGCTAATTCCCTCAACTGCGCGTATTTCCTCTGGAAACAGTTCAGCTCAAATAGTGCGTCCTTTAGTAGTTGATTCCTCAGTTCCGCATCGCTCATAACGTCAGCCGTTACACGATAGCCGCCACCAGCATGGCCACGGTCAGTGCTCACCGACACGAATACGGGTGACGGGTCGAGTCCACTTGCAACAACCTCAACGCAAACACGAATCAGTTGCCTCGCCTGCCAGAGCCTGTATTCATGGGCGGCCTGGGTGTTGTCCCACTGGAATTTCGCGTGCAGCGGGTGTTTTTGGCTCTTCGCTTCATCAACCACATCTTCCGGCGCGAGCATGCCGTGATGTTTGGCTGCGATCTGCCGGAGACAGTTTTCAATACGTTGATTTTTCATTTTCGGTTTTTTCTATGTTGAATGTTCCCCAATCCATCCCTGCTGAGTTTTTGGACGATGGCCGTCCTTCCCCGATCCCGACCTGCTGACCCATGCGGGTCAGGAGGTTTGCTATATCCTCAAAACTGAACATTTCGGAATCGAACCGGATGTTGAGAAAGGCACTCCATTCGCGATACATGGGGCGCACCGTAATGGTTGCCGAACCATTTGGCAATCTGGCCGGCATCTCGGTCTTTTCAGGTGTGCCATAAATCCGCACCAGACCATATTGCGGCTCGGCCTTGTCGCGCCCCTCAGCGATGACGAAAATTCCCATCTTCGCCAGCGTCATTTTGAACCCGACCGCAGGAATGCTGCAAGCGCGGATCAAACCGTTTCGGATGGACGACACGTTGAACCCGTCCCATCCATCGGGAGCAATGTAACGCGCAGCATTATACAACGCCTCTGTGTCCATGGGTGCACGCTTTCTGCCTTTCTTCCCAACACTGCCCTCGGTCATGATGCCGAGCATTTCCTTCTTCGCCTTCTCTGAGAACCGATGGATTACGAGCGGTGCCGTGCCAATAATTTTGAACCGTGCAGTCCGCATTTGCGGCGCCGTAACTTGGATGTTGATTCTTGGAGCGTGATGTTCGGTTTTGATCTCGATTGATTCACCGTTGCCGGAGGCAATGCGGTTTGTTGAACTGACTTTGGTTTTTAACATTTAATGATCTCCACAAAATCAGCGCCGCCCACCCATGCTTGCTGGTCAAGGCAGTCAGTCGTGAGAATGACACATGGATGAACGGCGCTGAGATTACCAACTGTCTTGACCATGCGCGAAGAATCGCAGAATCAGGGCGGACTGTCAACAATTAAAATGCACACCCTCGCGGCTCAGTATTTGCCGCACCAAACTGGTTTTGAAAAGCAGCGGGTGCCGGGAGATTCGAGACTGCGCCTGACGCAAGTTAATATCGCGCTCAAGCCGCCTAATCGTCCGCACAGACACGCCGGCAAGGCTCGCAATCTGTTTGCGGTCAATGAGGCTTGGAAGATCGCCGTTCATTCTGGATCGTTGGCCGCGAACCGTGCGTATTTTTCCATGGTTCTCAGCGCGGCTCCAACGTCAACATGGCCGTTCGATTTCTTGCCTTTGCCGTTTCCGTTTTGCGCGGGGGCGTCCTCACCAGGCTCTCCCGGTGGAATTTTAGGCGTCGATACCTGCCCGGAAATGTCGATTCCGTATTCCTCAGCCATCTCCATGTCCTCCTGCATCTCGGCAAGAATCTCTTCGATGTCTCCGCCGTCTTCATCCTCAGAGATGATCCGGCGCAACGGCGTGATGTGGGCTTCCATCTCCATCACCTTGCCGGTCACATCCTTCACCGGGTCAACCCAATCCCATCGGCGGGGCTGCCAGTGCGCCCGGCGCGCGCGGTCCATCTCTTTCACGGTCAATTCGAGTCTGCCCGAGAGCACGGCCATCGGCATCCATCCTTCATACCAACGATTCATCAAACTGGAAATTCCAAGCTCTTGATCGTATTTGAACTGCTCCCGGTCTTCCAAAAGCCCGGCGCGGATCGAGGAATAATTCACACCCTCAAGATCATTTGCAACCGCGTTATAGCTGAGTCCGGCTCCAGCGGACGCCCCGCGCAATTGGCCTTTGATGAAATCCGGATATGCGTCATTTGGGTGCGTTGGGTTTCGTTCAACAGGTTCCATTCCGATGGGCAATTCCTCCCATTCGCCAGGGGTGGCATCCATGATCTTGTCGCCGCCCGGAGTTTCCGGGCCTTCGTATTTTGCCTCAGTGCCCATCCGTTTGAACCAGCCACCCTTCGCTGCGGCGGCCCTCGATGCAACGGCCTCGGATTCCTCATATTTCGAGAGCATGTTCATCCGACACGCAACCGCGCACAGATCCGGCATTCCGATGATCTGCTCTGCACGGTCGAAATCGTGCCACATGATGACTTCACCAGCGGGCACGCGCTCCCGATATTCGGGGCCCGTCCTCCATGCAAACACATCGCCGGGGTGGCGCGTTAGAATCCACATGGCCAAAGGTTTCTTGAGCCTGTCCATCTCAATCCCAAATTGAATTTGGTTCGCGGTTCCAACAGCGGGCCGGTTCCACCAATGGTCGAGCCGATCCACTTCAATCGGTTCCAGGGCGTATCCGAATGGGAACTGAGGACCAATGTGCTCACGAAAAAGAATCACCCCATCACGTTTGAAGCATCGAACGCCCAGACGCTGAACCTGCACGCCGCTCATGTTTCCATACGTGGTGCAGTTCTCCGGGAGCAGATATTCATGCCAAGCCGCTCTGACTTTCTTGGAAATATCTCGGTCATATGCCCCGTCAATGCCGGTCACCTTTTTGAGCCGAAATCCACGATGGCCCACCACATTGTTTTGGTAAAGCCGGAGCATTCGGCGGAAGTAGGCTTCATCGCGTTCAAGCTGTCGCATCCTCGCGCGGATTGCGATTGCGGAAACCAGGTTCTCCGCATTGGCGCTTGTGATTGAGATATTCCAGTCAGCCGTCAACAGGTCTGTCCGCGCAGCCTGATACATGCGCGAGAATCCTTTTGGGCGCATGGACATGGCCGGAACGCGTTTCACTTCCGAATTGGAATGGCGCGGACCCTGCGGTGCTACTGGTGGTGATGCGCGGCGGAGGAAGTGAGGGATTAGATTCATAGCCTTGGCCCAAATCTCATTTTGATTCTGCGCCCGGTCCCCATTCCCGCCTGCGCCCTCGCCCGCGCAATTTCGTTCTCCAGCTTGGCTTCGTAGCGGTTCAGAAGGATCACCAGTTGCTCCGCCGGCAATCGGCGAATCTGGACACCCTCAATGGAAGAATCCAGAACATCATCTGTCGCCCGCCCTTCCATGACCGCGTGCAGCATGTCCACCACTCGCTGCACGTGCGAGCGGGGATCGTAGTTTGCGTCAACGGTGCCGAGGTTGGCTAAGACTTTCAGGAATCCGTGATATATCTGAACCACGGTCCCGGCTGGCACCGCCGGCACCACAGTTGCGTCCCCAGCGGCATTTGTTGCAAAGCCCTGCACTTCGTATTGACCGGCAGCCCAATTCCTCGATGTTGCGGCTGGGGTGAGTATGATATGCGTCTGGCCGTCAACATCGGCAGTTGAGGCTGGCAACGCAATCGGCGGCGTCCCCGAAGCGGCGAGGAAGTAGGTCAAAACCCAACCATGACTGAATTGGTAGTTGGATAGCGATTTCTTCCACTGAATGCTCGTGCCAGCGGTGACAACGGTGGGCTCGGCGTAGGTGTTGACAGCCGGATCAAGTTGAACCGGAGGGATTCCGAGGTCTGGCAGTCTATTTCCAAAAATGTCCAATCACCGTCAATTACGGCATCGGCGCGAAATGTCAAGCGTTCACTTTGGAAATAGTGCTCGGTTTTACTTTTTGCACTCCCCAGTAACGCCCGCAAGTATAAGTGCTGTTCGGTTTTCGGATAATCAAGCCTTCGCCCCCGGCGGAAACGATACGCTCCATGTCGCGGATCAATTCAGCCTCACCGGCGCACGCCCACCACCGGACACACTCAACGCCCATCGCCCGGGCTGATTCAATCCGATGAGTCCAATCTCCGGGAGCCTGCGGACAATCGAAGGCAACGAATCGGACGCGCGGAGTCCATTTCCCATGATTGACCGCAAGCCGGGCCTCGGTGAATCGGCCACGGCCTGCCCAAAACTCGCCGTCCAAGTGGCAAGACGGCATTTCCCGCCGGACGGAATCAGGAACGGCAATCTTCCTGCCGGAGCGGGTCCAAAACTGTAAGCCGTCCCAATATGCCCGGCACCCGTCCATTTTCTCGGACACAAGCCAGCCCGCCGGGTTTGTTCCGGTCCAGTCGAAACCGTGCTGCATGGATTGATCGTTTATCATTTGCGGTTGAGTTTGGGACGCCCACCAAGTTTCCCGTTCTCCCGGGCCGCGGCCAGCTTGGCACGGCTCTTGGATTTGCCGCCTTTGCGACCGATCTTGGAGAGGTATTGTTTGACGGAATTCATTGGATACCTTCCGACACGGGGAGGACGGCCAACCTTTGGAGTTTCGGTTTTCATGCCGCATCGCATTCAGGAAGTGGGTCAATTCTCACCGAGCAATGAGGGTTGCTTGTAAGAAACAAATTCACGAATGCTGTTTCTTCTTTGTTCCCACCCATAAATTCACGGATGCAGAACGTCGAACCCCATTCATCGTAAACAAGGTCGCAAGCCCCAACTTCAGTTTCCTCTTTGGTTTCCGGGTCGGTCGCAACCACAACCGGGATTCCATAGGAACTTTTGGAAGATTCGGTCGTCAGTTTCACCCATTGATTCAATTTCAGTTCAGTCATAATTTTGTTCGTTTTCATGCCCTAAAATTAAACCCAACCGGCATTGGTTACAAGATAAATCTTCACTGTTTCGTCAAACACCCTGAAAACATTGAGGATTCTGACTAAAATAGTTTGTGCGTGTTTTCTGCGGATGCGACCCCCGCGACTTCAAACCTTTACGTTCCGGGTCTGTGGTCAGTGGGCATCACCCCCTCACATCCATTTGCGCCTCGGCCCGGATCCACCCGGCCCAACCGCCCACCGCGGTGCCTTGGGCTTTTGAATCGGCGGACGCGCAAGTTGCATTGTTTCTCCGGGCTTGATGTCATACGTTTTTTGTTGAGACGGTTCAGCTGATTTCTCACGCCGGGCGTCGAGAGCCTTTGCAATGGCCTCCCAACTCGGCTTGAGAATATCCATCGCCGCCAAAAAGTAAACCCTCAAATCAATCGCCTCATTCCGCTTGTTCACATCTTTCCAGTAAAACGATTCTGGAAAGCCGTTCTTGTATCGAATGCGCCTTTCCTCGGCGGTGAGCTGGTCAAAGAATCCCTGCGGTGTATTTTCATATCCGCAACCCTTTGGGAAGTGCAGGTATCCCGGCCCCATGTCTTTCACGCGCAGCCTGGCGAACAACTCGTCCTTGCCTGCGTCAGTGTTAACCGAAAACAGAATCATCCGATAATGTTTGTTCTGGTGCGGAACCACCAGCAGCGATTGCGTTCCGCTGTATCCATACACCGGCCAGACCCGTCCTCGACCGCATGTGCGGATGAAATTGCGCACTCGGCTTCCCTTATGCCGATGATCGATAGTGCAACACACAATATCCAGAATCACGCCGTCCTTGCGTTTGAACGTGGTGGACAGTTTTTGCTTGAGGCTCTCCCAAACTTCATCCCTCTCCGGGTCACCGATGATCTTTCCGTATTCGATTCCCCACGTCTCTCGATCTGCACCGGCCCCGATGATCTCGTATTCAAGACGGTTGCCTTGAACGTCAACCGCCGCTCCAACCACCAGCATATTATCCGGCAGGGATTGGCCGTCATAATTCTCGCAGCGGTCCAGCAGGGAGGCTTTGTCTATTTTCTCTCCGGCTTCCTTGTGCGGTTCGCAAAGAAATGTGTTTTGCCATGAAATGCGCGATGACTCGCCTTTTTTGAACGCATCATAAAATTCTGCGGCGAACTGGTGTAATTTGGTTTTGTATCCCTTCTTGGCCGAGAACACACTATTCAGCCCATTTAGCCAGTAACCACGGATTCCAGTGAACGGAGCAGACGCGCGCCATTCCCCGGCGCGGATCGCCTCCAAACGCATATCGTCATTCCAGTGAGCATGACATTCGGGACACTCATACCACGCCTCTGAGTGCTTGTGAGGTGATGGCCATTTCACATT